CTCAGGCCGGGATTGCAGCAGCTAAACGCTAAATGCTTCTTGACTATCTGACTAAAAAGTATTGTATTTGCTTATCTTTTTCCGGGGTTTAGGTTGAACGAGGTCCAAGTTAGCTCTCTGATTGAAACGCATTTCGACACCACATGGAACGCGCGAACCCCCATAAATTGGGATAACGATAATGCGACTCCAAGCGGTGATCATGTTGCTTTCTCAATCATTCATGCAACAGCGAGGCTAAGCAACCTTGGTAACGGGGATGGAACTTCCACCTCGTTTCGAACCGGACTCATCACTGTTCAGGTTTTTACAAGACAAGGAACGGGAACGGAAGTGTCCCGTGATTTGTCCCTTCAGGCAAGAAAGATCCTTGAAGGGTTTAGGAGTGGAAGTCTTCGTCTAAAGGCTGGTGTGGCAAGGCAAGTTGGCGAAGATGGAAACGGCTTTTGGCAAACCAATGTTGATGTGCCGTTTGAATACTATGATGCTGAATAGTCGCCCTTGTGCGGCGTATGAAAGGGTAAACCATGGCTGTAACTGAATCCTTTAATGCACAAGGGTCCTTGCTCTACATTGGGACTCGTGCAACAACGCCTGTTTGGACTCTGATCGGAGACGTTCGTTCTTGGACGGGTCCGAGTGGGGCGCGTACCGTTATTGATGCAACGCATCTGTCTTCGGATGCCAAAGAAAAGCGCGTGGGCCTTGCCGATGAGGGGCAGGTGACTTTTGAAACTGCATTTGCCCCCGGAAATGCTGGGCACAAGGCCCTTCATGCTGCGAAGCGCGATCCTCAGCCTAGCCCATTCCGGCTCATTCTGAATGATAACGAAGTCGAGGCTGATCGGACTATTGGCCGCTGGTCTGGATTCGTCCTTAGCCTGCCGGTGACCATTGGCGTTGATGCTCTTAGCACGATGCCGGTAACCACGGAAATCACGGGACGTTTTTGGTGGTCCTTTGAGGATGGCTTTGATGCGGCATTCCCTGCCTAATGTGGGATAGTCCGCACGAGGGGATTGCGGTTGTTTATCTCCTTGGGCGGACTATGCGGATTCGATTCGATTGGTCCGCTTTCTCTCGAATCGAATTCCACTACCAGGGCAAAGAAGACCTAAACAACCCAATACACCTTTCGGAAATATTGTCTCAAGGTTTGGAGGCTTTTCATCCGGGGGAAGTTACGGTTCAGCAGGTCATGGCCGCTCGATTGCCCTTAATCTATCTCGGGATGAGGATCAAAGAATCGTTCGAGTACAGCTTGGGAACCCATGCGGCTCTCTCTGAGGGGGCTTCTGACGCTCCCGCCTCTGTGCCAGAGGTTCCTAAGAAAAACCGCATCAGTGAGGCTTACAGGATAGCCCTGAAGGTTGGTGTTGCTCCAGATGCGTTCTGGAGGTTAACCCCATTCCAAACGACTTTGGCGGTTCAGGTTTTCAACGAGAGGCACAAGGAAGAGGTTAAACACGACCTTTGGAGGGCATGGCATACGGGGGCTTTTTCTCGGGAGGATTACAAGCTTCCAAAGTATGCCGAGCTTTTTCCCCCGCAGACTTCGAAAGCTCCTGCCAATGAGACTCCGAGAGAAAGAGGATTGAGGCTAAAAAAGGAGTTGTTGGCTGCTTACCCTCCGCGAAGTCAGACTCTATCGTCTTGAGGTTTGATTTCAGTGATTTCATAGATGATAGAAGATTTAGGCACAATCCCGCAGAAATGGCCATTGCTCCCAAAAATATGTATATTGCCGCACGGGTTGGGTCTGACTCAAGAAAGGCTCCGTGGATTGAAGTTACTGCGCCTCCTGAAGTGAAGACCAGACCAAGCGCGTTTAGCGCACATACCAAGCTTTTCTGTTCCATGAAGACAAATTAAGACCACATTCAACCCGAATGCAAGACACAGGTGATTGATGCCCAAAAAGAAACCCATCATCCATGCCGTTATCATTGATGGCAAACATTATAAATGTTATTTCGAATACGATACATATGGGGAGGTTCGGGAAAAGTACGGCTCAGAACCCGACTATCTGAATTCCAATGTCCTGATGGATTATCTGGTTGCAGGACTAAAATCAAAGAATCCTGAATTGACTCGTGAGGTTATTGCCAAAGCAAGGCCCCCGATCATTCCGGCAGCATTGGATGTCAAAGACGCTATCCAAAACCTTTACTACGGGGATATCGACCCCAATGAAGAGGAAGAGGAAAAGCCTAAAGCCAAAGCCTAACAGCCTTTCAGGGAGCTTCCTTAGTGGCAGACGCAAATCTTTCTATTGGCATTCACACCTCTGAAGCTGAACGCGATGCGAGGAAGATTGTCAAGACTCTGAATGAACTTCAGAGCGCCGCTGATAAGCTCTCCGATGGGGCTGATTTTCATATAGACACATCGGAACTTGATTCTGATGCCAGGAAGATAAAAGGCACTCTCAATGATATAGAGAGGGAAGCCAAATCTGTCTCATCCACTCCCGTTGATTTGAAGGTTGACTCGAAGCGCCTTGATGCTTTTTCCAGATCCGTAAAGAAGACCATTCGGGAAATCGCCGACAGCGCCAAAGCGGCAGATGTTGCAATCAGCTTTGATTTTGAGAACCCCCAAGGGGAAGCCGCCGAGCTTATTGAGAAGATCAAGCGGGAGATTAGCCGAAATCTCGACCGGGGAATCAGTGTAGAGACTTCCCTGAAGATTGTTACCGATGCGGCGGAAGCCGAGATAAATCGGCTGATGACTGAGGCTGACGGCGAAGAGATTCGCCTTCCTGTTTCGGCGGACGGGACAGAAAGAACTGCCTCTGAAATCTCTAGACTCAGGAGGGAGGCGGAGAGGGACGGCATTGAGATTCCGGTTTCCCTAGGATCAACCGGAGGGGCGGAAGATGCCATTAGCCGTTCTGTCGGAGGTGCTGGAGCCAAGGGAATCACGATTCCCGTAACCACAAGCAACCTTCATGAAGTCCTGTCCAAGATTGATAAACTGAAGGATTCCGCCGAAGCAGACGATATTGAAATTGAAGTATTTGTTGAAAATTTAAGCCAAGTTTCCTCTGACATTGATGATCTTAAGCGGCGGGCGGAGTCCAGTGGGTTCGAGATTCCCGCATCTGTCGAGGATATGGACTTCATCTTAATGGAGTTCGAACGCCTTAAGGTCAGGGTTGAGTCTCGGGGTATTGAGATTCCTGTCTCACTTGATGCCCCCGAAAGCATTGAAGATACAATAAATAAAGTTGATGGCTCTGGGTCGGATGGGATTCGGATTCCCGTTGGCCTAGAAACAAAGAAAGCCGAACAGCAGGCAGGAGCCCTTCAGGATAAGTTGAGTCGGCTTCTTCCTCGCAATGGTCCGACTGTAAAAATCCCACTTGATGCTGATGACGCCACAAAACAGGCAGATGATTTGGCTGATGCATTGAGGGGTGTCGATGATGTCTCTGATGATGTCAATAAAAGCTCAGCTTCGGCGGCGGAATCTATAAAGAAGATCGAGCAGGCGGCTGAAAAGGCCGCGTCATCGGTTGATAAGTTCTCTGCCTCCTTAGCAAGGGGGCTGATGAATGAAGAGGCTCTTGAGCTTGTCGGGGAAGCCATTCTTGTTATTGCTGAGTCTATTGTTACAGCTATCGTTGAATTTGAGAATTATCAGGATGCTGTCGAGGCCGCGACAGGATCAAGCGAATCCGCCGCTCTTGCAATGGAGATGCTTGAAGACTTCGCCCTCAATTCATCTGCCTCTATCGAAGATGTTACCGCCGCTTTTGTTGAGCTTAGGACTAATGGGCTTGAGGCAAGCAAGGCAGCCCTAACCTCCTACGGCAATGTTGCGGCAGGGCTCAACCTCACAATGGAGGAAATGGCGCAAGCCGTTGGAGATGCATCAGCCCGCAACTTCAGTAAGTTGAACGAAACTCAACTTAAGGCCAAAGAAAGTGGCGATAAGGTTATATTTACTTATCATGGCGTAACAACTGAAGTCAAAAATACCAGTGCCGCTATTGCTGGTTTTATTAAGCAAATGGGTAATACTGAATTTGCCGGAAAAATGGAGGATCAGGCAGAGGGTGTTACTGGTGCTTTTGAGGCCATGTCTGAAGCGTGGAAGAAATTGTCCCGCGATATGGGCGAGGGTGGGCTTGATAAGGGGCTCATTGATTTTCAGCAGTCTATGGCTGAAGCGTCAAGGGAAGGTAGAGAACTAGGTGAGTTGTTTGGTTCTTGGCTTGGTTCCCGACTGGAGACATTTGGCGAGGTTGTTGTAACCACTGTTCGAATCGTCAGCGGTCTGGTCGATATGTTTAGAGACTTGCGCGAAATGATTATGTCCATTCCGGTGATTTCCGACGTTATCGGCGGCGTGGCGGATATGAGAGAGAAGATTTTTTCGGGCATAAGGGATTACTTCCCGCCGATAGCCAAAGAAGATGCAATCCCCTCCACCCCAACATCTCCCGAAGTTAGCAACAGAGCCTTTGGCACCGATACGGAAACCCAGAGGACGAGGCCAAGGGCTCGCAAAACTGAGGCACAGAGACAGCAGGAGAACTTTGAAAAGCAGTTTGCGGCAAATGACAAAATGATTCGAACTCTCGGAGTCATGGATGAGGCTTTTGAGAGGGGCCGTGAAAGCGTCGTTGGTATGCGGAATGAGATTCAAGATACCGCAGACAGGACGCAACTTCTTGCTCAGGTGGGTGAGAAGAATGTTGATGTGATCATGGATCAAAAAGCGGCAATGCAGGGCATGAAGGAAAGCATTGCCTATAAAGAGGAAGTCTTGAGTCAGCAAGAAGCTGTTGCGCAAACCATGCTTCTAACCCAAGCCTACAAGGAGGGGTCTGGGGCTGTCAAGGATGCCCAAGCCAGCATTGATGCCTACAACCTTGCTGTTCAGCTTGGCGTTATTGCAACTCCTGAAATGGTTGCCGAACTTGAATCCTTGGCGCGGGCGGCAACTACCGCAAACGACAATCTGAAATTTGAACAGAGCATGGTGGGCTTTGATCGCCAAATTGAATCCGCTGCGAAAATGGCAACGGCATTTCGGGAAGGTGGCCCTGCTATCAGAGAAGCCGCATTTGAACAGCAGGTATATGCTCAGGCTGTTGCTGATGGCGTCGAAGAAGATGAAGCCCAAGTTGATGCAATTCGTCAAAAGATGTTGGCTTTGCGGGATTTGAAAGACGTTCAAAAATCCGACGAAAAGGCCATGAGCATTGGTTTGGATATCGAGCAGATGGAGCGAGAGATTGGCCTTACCCGGTTGATGGGTGAAGCGCGATATATGGAAGCCGCCCGTATTGATATGCTGATGAACAAGAAGAGAGAGCTTAAGGACGTAACGGCACAGTTGACTGACGAAGAGCTTAAGCAAGCCGACGCGATGGGGCGGATTCAGTATCAGTCAGCCAATGCCGGGAATGCTCTCATTGATCTTGCTGAACGATATGGGAACGTAAACAAGCAGATGCAGGGCGTTGCCATGGGCGGTGCTCTTGCTCTTGAGGATAGCTTGATTGATATCATGACGGGAGCCAAGTCAGCCCGAGAAGCTTTCGCTGATTTTGCCCGCACGGTTGCCGAACAGCTTATGAGAGCGGCGATTCAGATGGCAATTATCCGTCCATTGCTGATGGGCCTGGGTGGCATGTTTGCTGGGGGCGGCGTCATGACAAGCTCAGGCCCCATGGATCTGCCAAAGTACGCCAAGGGTGGCATTATGTCCCCGTTAGGGGATATTCCACTCAAAACATATTCGACAGGAGGCATTGCCAATTCCCCGCAAATGGCGATTTTTGGGGAAGGCAAGATGCCAGAGGCTTATGTTCCATTGCCGGATGGGCGAAGAATCCCCGTCAAAATGGAAGGGGGCGGCGGGGGTGGCGGAAACGCAGTTGCCATCACAAACAACATTAGCGTTAATATGCCTCAAAATGCCACGAGAGAGCAGGGCGAACAGTTCGGGGATGCGATTGCTCGACAAGTTGAGGATGCCATGAATGCCAACTTGATGAAGCAGCAAAGACCGGGTGGCCTTCTTGATCCCTATGGATATGGAACAGGCTGATGCCAAGACCAACCTTCCCTGCCATTCCACCAAAGTTCTCTCCCAGCAATACAGAAGAAGTTAGAGAATCCACAGTTTCTTTCGCTGATGGTTATGAACTTACTTCCGGCGATGGGCTCAATATGATTCGAGGAAATAAGAGTCTTGAATGGGAGCCCATCACATACGCACAAATGGCTGAGATGCTGTCTTTTGTTAGGGATAGGGCTGGAAATTGGTTCTATTATCACTTGGATGAGGATCTTGGTCGCGCAAGAAAGTTCAGGTGTAAAAAATGGGATTATGGCCGGGTTCCTGATACATTAGATTTGTGGTACTTTAAGGCCGAATTTAGAGAAACATTTACAACCGAGACTTAACGGAATGCCAATAGAATCTACAGTTCAAAAGTTATTTCCAGGGGCTCAGGTTGTTCTGTTCGATCTGGACATGGCTGTTTTGAATGCGGGGGTTTTCAGGTTCGTTCAAGGTGACATCAATGGCAAGCCTGTTAGGTGGAAGGGAAATGTTTACACCGCTGTTCCGATTGAGGCAAAAGGCTTTGAGTGGAATGGTCAAGGATCGTTGCCGACTCCAACCCTTTCCCTTGGGACCATCACGATTGCCCTAGCTGCGATTCAGGCATTTGATGATCTTCGCGGTTGTCGGGTCGTTAGGTGGCGGACCTTTGCCCAATATCTTGACGGCATGTCCGAAGCGGATAGCTCGTATCACTTCAGGCCAGAGGTTTACTATATCGAACGGAAGACTTCGCTGAACACGCGCAAGAAAACCGTTGAGTGGGAATTGGCGGCGGAAAGCGATCTTCACGGAAAATCCATTCCAAGGCGGGTTGCCCTTCGCAATGTTTGCCCCTTTACCTATAGGCAATGGCAAGGAACTGGCTTTTCGTACTTGAACGCCACATGCCCTTATAACGGACCCAGGATGTTCACCCGATTAGGGGGCGCAACCGGCGACCCTGCCCAAGATGATTGCGGAAAGGCATTTACAGATTGTCACAACAGATTCGGGATAGGGAATCCGTTACCTTATGGGGGATTTCCGGGCGTGGGGAGAGTCCGATAGGCGTCTTCCTTGATCCGTTTCCGCAAGCAGTGGAAGCGATCAAGGCCCACGCCATGGCCTGTGCCCCCAATGAATCCTGCGGCTTCGTCATGAAAGACGGAAGCTATCAGCTTTGCCGCAACATTTCACAAGACCCACAAAACAGTTTTGCCATGCATCATGATGACGTGATTGCATATCTTGATGATGCTGTGGCGTATGTCCATAGCGAGTGCTATGAGTCCAAAGACATAGACAAATCGGACGGCGTTGATTCATCTGGCTTGTCTTCATCCGATATGGAACACCAGTGGGCTATGGGTATCCCCCTTGGTGTCTGTAAAGTGTTGGATGGGTTCGCCACTAACCCATTCTTTTATGGCGATGATTTGCCTCCGGTTCCTTTGATTGGGAGGCCCTTCGTTAGCGGCGTTTGGGATTGCTATTCAACCGGGATAAGAGACGTTTTTAGGTACGATGGTTTTGGTCTAATATCCGAGTTTTACAAAACGGATTCCATCATTCTTCCTGACTTCCCCCGAGACTATGAGTGGTGGGGTGGTGTTGGGAAAGATGGAAAGCAATTTGAGCCAACCGCCGATCTTTACAGGGACAATTTTGAAGCGGCTGGGTTCCGCCCCATCGACATTTCCGAATTGAGGGGAGGTGATGTGTTTTTATCTCAAATTGGCAGTACAGTTACGAATCACGGTGGGGTATATTTGGGGAATGGAGAAATATTTCATCACCTTCGCCGCAGACTTTCTCGGAGGGAGCCTGCGCCGCAATGGATCAAGTTTGTAACCGAATTTCTGAGGTATGATCCCTGATGCTTATTGGTGAGAAATGCGTCAAGTAACGTTGCATGGCCGTTTACGCCAGAAGTTCGGAGGGAGCTTTAAGCTTCAGGTTAACTCCGTCATTGAGGCGATGCGGTGCCTTGCCGCGAACTTTCCCGGCTTTGATGCTGAAGTTGTTAAAGGTAGCTATTTCGTTTTCATTGGCCCCGGAAAGAAAGGCGATGCATGGGACGAAGAGCGGCTTTCCCTCTCCCTTCCGCCCAATCGGGCAATCAATATTTACCCGGCACCCAAGGGCGGGAAAAAGGGTGGTTTGGGAAAGATCATTGCTGGAATCGCTCTAATCGGGATTTCCGTCCTGAGCGGTGGCGCGGCAACTCCGCTATTCGGCGGGGCTCTCGGTGCGGGCTTCACAGGCGGCACCATCGCACTTGTCGGCGCGTCTCTCGTTCTGTCGGGTGTGGCAACCATGCTCACCAAGCCCCCGAAGACACCCAACACAAGCGCGTTTGAGAGGCCAGAGGACAAGCCGTCATTCATCCTACCTGCCCCCACCAACATTAGCTCTGAGGGCTCTCCCATCCCCATTGTCGGGGGCCGGATGCGCGTCGGCTCGCTGATTATCTCCGCTGGCGTAACCAACGAACAGATTCCTGTCTAATGGGCTTCCTCTCTGGACTCTTCGGTGGCGGTGGCTCCAAGGCTCCCCCGACTCCCCGCACACCCATTGAAGAGCCCAATACTCTTCGATCCAGAACCACAGCAAGGATTCTGGATGCTGTTGCCTGTGGCCCTTGCATGGGCTTGGCGAACGGTGCCCAATCCATTTTCTATGATGGCGTTCCGCTTCAATCGGCAGACGGCACCATTAACGTTCCCGGTGTTCAGTGGGACGTTAGGCCAGGAAATCCAGACCAGGATTTCATACCCGGCTTCCCCATGGTCGAAACCGAGTTGGCCGATGGTCTTCCGGTTCGGATCAAGTTCGGCCCCAACAATGCCATCGTTCGATCCATTCTTGATGGGGCTTGCAATGCCGTTCGGGTAACGGTTGGTGTCGAAAGCCTGTTTGAACAGAAGACAACAACAGGCGATACCGTTGGTGATCGGGTTGATTTTATCATCCACGTCCGGACTCGGGGAAACAATTGGGCCAGTTATCCCCAATGGTTTGCTGGGAAAACCATGGGTCCGTTTCAGGTTGGCTTCCGGCTTCCTCTGCCGGGTCCGGGGCCTTGGGATATCAAAGTTGAGAGGACTAGTCACGACTCCACAAGCTCAGCAAGACAGAACACGCTTCTGTGGAGTTCCTACACATCCATTATAGATGCCAAGCTCACTTACCCCAATACATGCTTGGTTGGCAATGTGTTGGATGCCGAGCTTTCCGGTAACAGCGTTCCCGCCAGAGAATATGATTGGATTGGCTGGATCATTCGGGTTCCGATTAATTACGATCCGGTAGGGAGAACGTATTCAGGAATTTGGGATGGGCGTATGAAATACGCTTGGTCTGACAATCCTGCTTGGCTGTTCTATCAGTTGCTTACCCATCCCGACGCGGCAGGGCTGGATGATAGTTATATCGACAAGTTCGCTCTATATCCCATCGCTCAGTATTGCGATCAGTACGTACCGAATGGATACACCAACCCCAATAGCGGGACTCCGATTATGGAGCCCCGTTTTACCGCTAACTTTCTGATAAACACAAAGACAGAAGCCTATGCCGTAATTAATAGCCTCGCCTCCACCTTTCGAGGCATGACGTATTGGGGTTCTGGTGCGGTTCAGGTAGTCGCGGATATGCCGCGCGACCCTGATGTTATCGTGTCAGGTGCTAATACGATTGATGGCTTTACCTATGCTGGGTCGGGACAGAAAGCACGGCATTCTGTTGCACTGGTAAGCTATATCGATGCATCGGACAACTATTCGAGAAAAATCGAAACCGTTGAGAATCGGGACCTGATCAGGAAGATTGGTTGGGAGCCGATAGACCTTGTTGCCTTTGCGTGTTCGACGCGAGGGCAGGCCCACAGGCTTGGAAAATGGACTCTATTCACGGAAGCCAATGAAGGGGAAACGGTAACCTATCGGTGCTCTCTCGATCACATGAACGTTGCCCCCGGTTCCGTTATTATGCTTCAGGATGCGGACTATGCTGGGGCAGCCTTGGGTGGTCGGCTGGTGTCGGCATCGGGAACGGCTCTCACTCTCGATAGGCCAATCAGGTTTGAGGCTGCAAAGGTCTACAACATCAATGTCACTCTTCCGAATGGAAAGCTTGCCAAGCGGCGGTTGACCAATCCCCCAGGCGAACATACGGCAGTAACCTACACACAGGCTCTCCCTGCCTTGCCGCAGGTTGAAAGTATGTGGGCTATCGAAGTTAGCGACCTAAAGCCCCGTCTGTTTCGGGTTGTCTCGGTTCAGGAATCATCAAAGCTTGAATTTACGGTAACGGCTCTTCTCCACGATCCCACCAAGTACCCACAAGTCGAGTTGGGGCTGAAGTTTGAACCGGAGGTTTTTACCAGACTCCCCAATCCCGGTATCGTCTCATCTCCAGGGCCAATTTCGGTTAGCCGTGAGTATGTATCAACTCCAAGCGGGTGGGTGACAGCCCTACAGGTGACATGGGGCGAAAGTGAGGATGCTTACCGGCGCGGTTATCTTCTCCGCTATGAGAAGAACCGTTCTAACTGGACTTCGATGCCAGAAGTTACTGGCACCACCCAAACCATTTACGGTGAGGGCGCGGGGCATTATGTTTTTCACGTTCAGACCATAAACTTCGCTGGCGTCCTTTCCAGACCGACGACATACGAAGTTGATATTTTAGATAACTCACCAATCACCCTGATTTCACCCTCTGGATTGGAACTTGAGGGGCAGGGGAATAACCCGATCTTCAACGGGAGAAATCCAAAGTTCGTTTGGCGGGCAACCGCGATACGGGGTTCCTATCCCCCAGGAGAAGAGCCAGCGGCGGGGGCTGGATACCTTGACGCTATTTTCAAAGACTATCAGGTTCGTGTCTATGCTCCCAATGGGGAGTTGGTATTCACGGACGAAACAGGCGAAACAACATACACATTTGATTTTGAGAAGAATGCCAGAACTAAGGGCGGACCCCACAGGCAATTCACGTTTGAAGTAGTGATGAGGGATAGGTGGGGCAACGTATCGAAACCCGCACGCCTTGAGGTGATGAATCCTGCCCCGCAGCAGCCGCTTGGGCTGGAGGTAACGGCTGGGTTTGCTATTTATTTTATCAAATACACCAAGCCCGCCGATTTGGATTTCGAGGGGACTCTTGTTTGGGCGGGGGCGACAAGCGGCTTTGAGCCTGACGATTCAAAAATTGCTTATGAGGGGCCGAACACTTTCCTTTCAATCCCAGCACAGCCCAATTCAACAGTCTATGTGCGTATAGCGTCATACGACTCTTTTGGTCGAACGGGCTTGAATGTCAGTGCGGAAATCGTTGTCAGGATTGTTGGCGTTCAGCCAGTCGATTTCATTCCCCCATCTGTTCCGACCGGCTTTGCCCTGACTTCAACGGCGACAGTTCAACCCGATGGCGGGATACTCTATGAGCTTCAGGCAACATGGGACGCCAACACAGATGAAGACCTTTTACAGTACGAAATCGCGCTGAAAGAGGAAGGGGCCAATGAGGTTTATTTCACTTCAGCCTCCCCAAGCTTTAGCATCACGGCTGTTGCCGGAGTTCCCTATACCGGCAGAATTCGGGCATGGGATATTAGCGGCAACTTTTCTTCGTTCAGTTATCCTCCAGTAACGCATACGGTTGGCGGCGATCTGATCCCGCCAGAAACCCCGACTCAGCTAACTCTCAAGGCTGATTTTAGAGGCGTGTGGCTGGAGTGGCCGAAGAACCCAAGCCCCGACTTTAATCTTGTCGAGATATGGGAGTCTGAAACCAATGATAGATCCCGTGCCAAGCTGATTGCACGAGCGGGCGGTACTGAGTTTGCGCGGCGCGACCTTGGCGGCGGAGTCGAACGTTGGTACTGGATTAGGGCAGCAGACAGAAGCGGCAATGTTTCGGGCTGGTATCCTGCTAACGCCAATGAAGGCCAGTATGTAAAAACCCGCAAGGTTGAGGAAGCCGATTATGCCGAACTTTCAATAGGCGTTGGTATTCTTGGCGAAGCAATCATTACCGATGCCAACATTCTTGAGCTTACGGCAGGTGTTATCAAGGCGGGAACAGCCCTTGCCGGGAGTATCACGGTTGACGGAAGACAGCTTGGCAGCACCCTTGCCCTCGCTGGCGATCCTGTAACGGCCATCAATCAGGGATCGACTCAGATTGATCCGGGGAAAGTTTTCATCTCTGGCGGCACCACGTTGGCGGATTGGCGCAGGGGTGGGGATTGGACGAAGATTGATGGTGGGGTTATCTCAGCATCATCAATTAAAGCTAATTCCCTTACAATAGGCAATAGAGCCGTTGATATAATCGGCTGTGCTTTTTCACTCAATAAAGAGGCAACAATCCTGTCTTGGACGGGCGGAACGATTGTGTATCCTGCCGATTCGGGAGATGTTCACGCGGCGGAAACCGTTTCCCCCGGATCGATCACTTACGAACCTGGATTTGGAATTCTATATATTGTTTGGGCAAAGGGATGGGGGAACCTTCGCTCAACAAACGACCCTAATGTATGGGGGAACCCTGAGAGGATTGTTGTTTGCACATGGCATGGCGGACTTGGTTTCCACGCCACGGCAGGGCGCACCATCGTTCATGGTGACAACATCACCACGGGAAGCATTAATGCCAACCGAATCCAGGCCCGTACAATCACGGCGGAACAGCTTTCAACCACTCGGCTGATTACGTCAACCGCTCAAATTGGCGACGGTATCATTACCCGTGCGATGATCGGGAATGCCCAGATTGACGATTCCCACATCAACACCCTTTCAGCTACGAAAATTACATCCGGTTACCTGAATTCCCAGTTCATTCAGGTTGGCGGTTTGGATGGTGGTGTTGCGGGTGGCGGATACATCATAATCGAGTCCCGCGTTGGATATCGGAAACTAGATTACGTTGATGATGGCGGAATTCCCAGAGTCAGAATAGGCCGCCGCAATAATTACCCTGAACGCCCCTATGATGGCCTGTATGTATGGGATCAGAACGGCAAAGAGATTCTTACCGCTAACGGGCTTGGCGTTTTCGTTGCGGGAGCGGACCAGCTTCTTCCAAATTCGGTAAGCACGGCTCATTGGTCGGGAAATTCGGAGATAAACTTCGTTTCCGCGCCTCAGAGCCAAGGCGTTGGCAATATAAGTTTTTGGACTGTCAACACCCTTAGAGGCTATGGGGTGTATTCAAGGCTCGTCATACAGGCTCCCAATGGCAATATCATTGTCCCATTGTTTAGTCCGGATGGCTTTCAAGTGAACGGATTTGAAATAAAGAATGAGCCTGTATTTCTTGCGTCATCATCTTTTTATAGTGGCTGGATTGAGGAAATATCCCCTTCTGATTTCGGCGGCATTCCGCGCAATACGTGGTTCAGGGCAACCAGTTACCCCTTCCCAAGACAAAATCCGTACAAGATAACAGTGATGGAGTTCAAGCGGTGAGCATTCATCACGCAACAATATACAATAAGTTCACAGGAAAAATTGTTCAGACAGGATCATTTTCTTGCGATGCTGATTTTGTTGATATCAACTTTGCTGTGAAGGTGAACTATTATGGTGGGTCAGATCATGACTTTATTGATGCTCCCGCCGATGATTCAATTCATTACGTTATCACTGTTGATGGAATTCCTGCCATTGTCCCCCGCCCCATTCTCAGGGTTTCTCCCAACAAGACTCAGGTTGTGGCGAACGGAACGGACTCGATAACTCTTAGGGGGCTTCCTGACCCATGTGAGGTGATTCAAGACTCTGGAGAGCCAGAGGAATCCCGCGTCACAGTCGAGGGTGGCGGATTCGTCTTCACTGCCGAAACTCCCGGAATCTACCGTTTTAGAATTGAGCGCTTTCCTTTCATGCCTCTTGATCTGGAGTTCACTGCAACATGATGACTCGGATTCGGGGCCGCAAGAATATGGACTTGCGCAGGAGCAAGGCAACGGATTCGGTTGACGGCAAATCCGATGAAGTCAGGGCAAGATTTGCCACCCCAGGAAAGCACGTGATTTATGATAAGAAGCTTCAGGAGGCATTGAAGTATGTTGCGGCTATCGATTCCAACAATCCTCCCCAAAACCTGAATAAATTTCCCTATCTTCGCAAAGAAGTTGGATTGACTGCGCCAACCCCTTTGGAATTAGCCAATCTCTGGATTGCGATGAACGAGGCATGGGACGATGTTTCGCCTCTGATCGAAGAGATTAGTTTAAGGGGCAAATATGCTATAAAGTCGGCTAAATCTCAGGACGAAATTGATGAGATTGTACTTGTTACGCTTGATCAATTGGACGCGATTGGGGAGCCTAAGCCCAGCATGATCGGAAGGAATAACTGATGCAATACCGGGCGGGAAGTATTACGGCTCAGACCGGCTCCAATGTGATCATGGGCGATGGAACGGAATGGCTGGATAACGCTCCCGTTGGTGCCCCCTTCACTATCGAAAACGATTTGGTGAGCTATCAAATCGCTTCAGTGGTTTCAGACACCGAATTAAGATTGTCTGCCCCCTATGAGGGATTGGGCGGAATTAATCTTTATTATTCGATTCATACAAGCTTTACCGCCAAACGAAACTATCCCCTTCTTCAGCCAGGGGATGTTCAAGGTTTGCTTATTCTGAACCGCAGCGTTCAGATGATCGACAACGACATGCCAGCGGGGGGTGCTGCTGGTGTTCAGGTTCTTCAAGACCTTCTGGATGTGGATCTAACCGGCGCGATTACCGGATATGCCCTGATCCGGCAAGCCGATGGCAAATGGCGCGGACAGGCTATCGCATCGGGTAGCGTTAATGCCGAGAATGCAGGACTCCCCGTTGCCAACAGCGCGGCAATCCTGAAGCTCATTGGAGACACCATATCCCTTCGCCGCATTGTTGGCGATGGTATCTCTGTTACAGAGAACCCAGACAACATCACGCTTGCCCCCACATCGGTTGGCGAAGTCGCCACGATGCGGAATCTTGGGGCTTCAGGCTCATACGGGGTTTTCAAACAGAAGTCCGACAGGGAATTCCAGCTTTTCGCGTTTCGGGAGGGAAGCGGCATTAGGCTCTCCCAAGAGGGCGATGAGATTGTCATCGCTTCAACGGTAACAGGGGGTGGAACCGGAACCGCCGTCACGACAACGGCAAGCAATGTTGGATCTGGATTCGTTAAGGTCGTTAAAAACAGAGTTAATGACGATATAAAATTTAGGAGTATTAATTTCGACTCTGCTTGGTTTGAATCGACGGTTGATACCAATCAGGATACCTACACGATCAGGGGGCGGCAAGCCTCGATTGGGTCTCTGCAAGGTGTTGATCTGACTGGCTCACAGGTCGGGACATACCTCTACCTTGATGCAGATAACGTATTCAGGCCAAGGTCATTGCCCCCATTCGGGATACAGTCTCTTTCGCAAGATCCCAATCCAACCCTCTCGGCTCCCCTTAATACCGCAGGTCAAAGTATTTTAGGCGTATACCGCACAAAAACAATTGTGTTAGAAAGGCCCAAGATTAGGAGCTATCCAGTTGAGTTGTCTAATGCAAGAAACGAAAGACTCGTCTCCGTAACTTGTCAGGCGGAAACGGGTACTGTTGTTTTTGGCGTTATGGTCAATGATTTTGGTCAGGATTCTGGAGAGGATGGAGAGATTTTGAACGGTATAGTAGGCACGGCAGATGAAACAAAATCTTTGGTTGTCGCTGAATCTCCTATCTCTGTTTTGTCCGGATACCCTGTTGATTTGCAAATCCGCTCTGCTTCAGTTGACGCTGGATGGTTTGCCATTGAAATAAACTACATCAGCGTGTGATATGTCAGATTGGATCTTCTTTCCCGAAGAAAACGAGATTATCCCCGCCGCTGTGGAAAGTTGGGTTTTTGACGAAACTCCAGTGGAAACCTGGGCCATTACTCAGCCAACGGGTGGTTATGGTCGTGGCCCTGATGGTCGTTGGACTCTTTTTCCCCCCAATCTGCCAAGGACATATTACGATCCAGTTACCTTGGAAGACATGGGTATTCTCCTTGAGCCCGAGAGCTATCAAACCGTTTACAAGCCCCGTATGGGGTCTATCCTCCTAACAAACGTCGTTAGGACAGACCTTCCAGATGAGCCTTGCCCTTTTGGCGTCGGCGCTGCCCTTCTTACTGTATCTGCTGTAACAGGGACACACTCATTCAATCTTGTTTCGGGATCTGGTGTTGCCGAGCACATCCTTGAGAACACGGATGCAACCGGACAATGGCTAATCAAGCCAAATGGCATCAACCGATTCACGATGTTCTGTCAAAAGAGGGATGGAGTTTACGCTTCCGCTGCATTTGACATGCGCGGCGACGGATCAGTTTCCGGAATAACGGGATGCACAGCAACCATTGAGCGGGATGTTCTCGGCTATTACCGAATGAGCATGAGCCTCAACAGCGGGATTGGACCTTCAACGTTCCGGTTTGGTGGACAGATGGCGCTTGATAGCGGTTCACGCACTTTCCTTGGGGATGGCGTGAGCGGCTTCCATGTTGCCTATTGGGGGATTGAGCGGGGTTTGGTGATGACAAGCCCTAGTCCTGCTAACGGTACTGTCTCAACCACTCGAACAGCAGATAATATGACAAGTGCGGTTCCGTGGATTGGGCCAGGACCAAAATCATTTGGAATCGAGTTCACCCCGTTAACCGGACAAGATCAAACAATACTCGAAGCCGGAACAGCAGATAATCTTCAGCTTCGCATAAGCGGCGGCTCTCTTCGGTATGTGGCGACCACCAACGGCAACTCGGTTGCATTCCTGTCGGGTCCAACGGCAGCCCCAGGAACACCCAGAGCCGTTGTAATGACGGCTGGATTTAATGAATTCCTTTTGGGTCATGCTGGCTCAATTCTTGGTGTTGACCGTACTGGTGAGGCCCCTTCTAATCTCACAGCTATGAGAATTGGCGGCAACCTTAATGGTTCTGATTTCCGACCCATAGCCGTCAAGAGGCTGAAGTTCTGGAATCAGGCTCTCTCAGAAGCGGCAACGCTTCACTATTCAAGCGATCTTTCGTCTCCAGGCGATAACGTCAGCGAAACTAGGGTCACCGTTCAATCCACAATCACGATTCCGCCCAACGATGACACGGTTACCTTACTGGTTACCCTGTCACAGCAGGATTTGAAAGCGAAAGTCAATTACCGTACAGTCAACGGGACCGCCATAGCGGGGGTTGATTTCATTGATTCGGTTGGGACAATTGACTTCAGTTCCGGTGATGTTTCACAGGAAATTGTTATCCAGCTTGGAGCTAGAGGGGAAACCAACAAGACCTTTTCCCTTGAGTTGAATTTTCCTCAAAATGTCGTTATCGATAACTCATCCTGTATTGTGACTCTTCTTGGGCAAGTTCGGGAACTTCCTGTTACATCCCTTGATATTCTGTTCGGGGAAAGTGTCGGTAGTGATTGGATTCTGAACCGACCTTTTCCGGTTCCCCGAAGGAATTCAAGCGGCACATGGGAGCTTGTTGCCTCTGGGGCTCCCGCTCATCACTGGTTAAAGCCCAATGTCGAGGGTGTTCTGATTGATGCTGCGGGGCACGATCAGTTTCTATTCGATTCCGCCCTTCCACTGTTCTTCTTCGGATCAACTCGAACTATCGATCTGACTACCCCGACGATGGTTGGAAGTCGATCTGTGGTTATCACCGAAACCGCAACCACGGCAGAGCATGGATTCAGCCATCCCATCACGGCAGGCGTAGCGGCAACCGCTGATGATCCCGAGATTCCGCCAACTGCCGAAATCCCAACGGCGGATTTTACGGTGTGGCTCACGGTTGAACCTGTTGGACGTTTCAAATGGGTCCTGGAGGTCAAGGGCAGGGATAACGTTTGGCATTCCGCACGATTCACCATGACCGGCGTTGGGACGGCTG